CCCAGATCAAATGTCAGATGAGTTTGCAGATATTATTATTCGTACCCTTGATCTATATGCTGGCATGGTAGAAGCAGGGTATATGAAGAAGTCTCTTGACTATGCAATTAAAGAGAAGATGGAAAAGAATAGCAATAGACCACAGAAGCATGGGGTAAGATTCTAATGACAATGACAGTAGAAGATGTATTAGCACAACTAAATCCCAAACTAAGAAAAAATGTTTTGGTTGGAAATGAAGTTCCAAAGACTGAATATGCAGCCACACCTAGTTTTGGCTTGAATCGTGCACTCAATGGCGGTTTGCCATATGGTAGACAGGTATTGATTTGGGGTAGCAAGTCTAGCGCTAAGTCTTCTTTGTGTCTGCAAATGATTGCACTAGCCCAAAAAGAAGGTAAGGTGTGTGCTTGGATTGATGCAGAAATGTCATACGATAAAGACTGGGCAGAAAAGTTGGGTGTAGATTCGTCTAAACTTATTGTCTCTCAGGCTAGAACAATTAATGAAATGGTTGATGTTGGAGTTAATCTTATGGAGGCTGGGGTAGATCTTATTGTTGTAGATTCTATTACCTCATTGCTTCCTGCAATTTATTTTGAGAAAGATTCTACAGAACTAAAGCAACTAGAAAATACAAAGCAGATTGGTGCTGAGTCTAGAGATTTTAGTAATGCTTGGAAAATGCTTAACTATGCAAATAATAAGGTAAAGCCAACACTGCTTGTATTGATTTCACAGTCTAGAAACAATATTAATGCTATGTATACTAGCCAACAGCCAACTGGTGGTCAGGCTACAAAGTTTTATTCATCTACTGTTATCAAGTTGTTTTCGTCTGAATCAGATAACCAAGCGATCAAGGGGAAGATACATGTTGGAGACAAACTCATTGAGGAAAAGATTGGTCGCAAAGTTCGTTGGGAATTACAGTTCTCTAAAACTTCGCCTGCCTTTCAAAGTGGTGAGTATGATTTCTATTTTAGAGGTGACAATCTTGGCATTGATTCTATTGGCGATCTTGTTGATACCGCTGAACTTGCTGGCTTGGTTAGTAGAACTGGCGCATGGTATCAATTAGAAGATGGTACAAAGGTACAAGGCAGAGATGGTCTTGTTAGTCGTGTTAGAGAAGACCTAGATTTACAAGATATGATGAAGAACAAACTATCTAATGTCTAAAGACAGATTTTCAACATATCCTGGAAAATTTCCTTGTAAAACATGTAAGGAAGAAGTTTTAACTATGAGGGTATATATAGAAACTGGTATTGCTAGTTGGATGTGTTCTAGCAAGCATTTATCTAGGTGTCAACTATATCAGGTAGGATACAAAAAGAAAAAGGACTATGAGCGAGAAGAATGAAAGCAAGAGAATAGGTGCCAAACAGCACAAAAACTCTGGCAGAAATACCCAAAAGGGTGATGCTACTTGGAGAGATTTTGTTATTGATTTCAAAGAATCTTCAAAATCATTTACTCTAAATCAGGATGTTTGGGCAAAGGCTGTTACTGACTCAATCAAAGCAGGAAAAGATAAGTCACCAGCCATTGTAGTTATTCTTGGTGAGGGTAATAAAAAGACTCGTCTTGCTATAATAGAATTTGATTTGTTAGATCAGTTAACGTGGGAGGTTAAAAATGGCAGAACAGAATGAACCTGCTAAGACTACTATTGATATGGTAAATGGTCTTAGCGAAATTGCAGACTATATGCAGGATGAAGAACTAACTTCTGCGCTTACAATGATTGCTAAACTCATCGTAAAGCCAGACATTCCGCCACAGGTAGCAAGCCTAGAGATCGTAAGATTACAGGCTATTGCAGCAAAAATGTCATTTAGGGCTACATGGATGACAAATGTAGATAAGTCCGATAGAGGCAAGAAAAATATTTATTACACAGCAGCAGAAGCAATTAACGACTTAGTATCTGCATTGAAATACATAATGCGGTAACTGATATAATAGATAAAAAGGATTCTAATGACTAAAAACTTGATAAAGCAGATGATGAAAAAGGTAGAAGAGAAATCTCATATTCTTGACACCGCTGCTCTTATAGAAAAAATTAATAGTGGCTATGTAGCCAAGCAAGAGCCTAAGTATACAAAGAAAAAGACATTTGCCCCATCTAGCCTTGTTTTCGGACATGGAGAATGTCCACGCTATTGGTACCTCGCTTTTGAGGGCAACATTTTTGAAAGCAACAACGATGCCTACGATATTGCCAATATGACTAGTGGAACTATGTCTCATGACAGAATACAAAAGGCTATGCTTGATTCTGGTATTGCAGTTGAATATATGGATGATAGTAATAGTGCAACAACAGAGTTTAAGGTAACACATGATGATCCACCAATCTTTGGTTGGGGAGATGCAATGCTCAATATTGAGGGTGAAGATGTAATAGGTGAAATCAAAACTATGAAGTCTGAATCTTTTGAACACTACAAAGTAAAAGGTGAGCCAGCAGAGTACCATGTAAAGCAGTTAATTATTTATATGAAGGTACTAAAAAAGGCAAAGGGTGTTTTGATTTATGAAAATAAAAATAACCATGATCTATTAGCATTTCCAATAGAGGTAACAGAAGAATACAGGAAGTGGATTGGCAATACTTTTGACTGGATGCGTGTAGTTTACAAGTCATGGAAAGATAAAGCACTTCCACAGAAAAACTATAGAGCAAACTCTAAGATATGCAAAGGTTGCCCTGTCAAGGCTGCTTGTGCTACCGCAGAGCCAGGGGTGGTAAAGATACAGTCTCTTGGGGGATTGAGTGAAACTTTGTAGTCATTTTGGATGTAGTAATTACTTTGAGCCTAAAGTAAGTTATCAAGTTTATTGCAGTGAAACCTGCAGAGATTTGGCTACAAGAGAAAAGATTGCAGAAAGATACTTAATTACAAAAAGATTAAAAAGAAAAAAGAAAGATAGAAAATGTTTAGGTGGTTGCGGTTTAAAACTTTCTATCTATAACGATTCTGGTTTCTGCGCTAACTGTAATGTTAGCAAAAAAGCGGTAGATAAAATGTTAAAAGAGATAAAAGGATATTTTGAATATGAGCAAGACTAATCAGCCAACACATATTTGTGCTATTGATGCTAGCACTAATAGTCTTGCCTTTGCATTTTATACCCATAAAACTTTGACAGGATATGGAAAAATAAATTTTGAGGGTAGCAATATATATCAGAAAGTTATAGATGCTACTGCTAAGACTAAGGCTTTGTTTGATCATTATAATATGATTAAAACTGTTGTTATTGAGCATACTGTTTTTATGAATTCCCCCAAAACTGCAGCAGATCTTGCTTTGGTTCAAGGAGCAATTCTTGGCGGTGCTGGTCTTGCTGGCATATCGCTAATTGGCAGGGTATCGCCAATAACATGGCAGAACTATCTAGGTAATAAAAAACTATCTAAAGAAGAGCAGTTACAGATAAGATCAGTAAATCCTGGAAAGTCTTTATCTTGGTATAAATCATATGAGCGTGACTTTAGAAAGAAAAGAACTATTAAACTGCTAGAGATAGCATATGATAAAAAAATAGAGGATTATGATGTAGCAGACGCAGCAGGTATTGGTCATTGGGCTATCAATAACTGGGACAAAGCAATTGGGTTTGACAAGGAGTAGTCATGGCTGGTAAACTGTATACAAATGAATTGTGGCTAAAAAAGCGATACCACATGGACAAAAAGAGTCCAGAAGAAATCGCTAAGGAATGTGGGGTAAGCGTGGAAACCATCTATGTATATCTTGCTAAATTTGGACTAAGAAAGTCAAAGAGGTAGGTAATATGAAAAAGTTATTTGTATTAGCAACTATTGCTAGTGCTGTTGGTATTGCATATGCTCTTTATACATTAAAAGATTTGCCAGATGCCTTTGATTTTAATATAGATGAGGAAGAAGATAATGACTGAAAAGTTTAATATTGTGGTAGATCAAGTTAATCATCCTACCCATTACACAACAGATCCTTCTGGTGTTGAGTGTATTCAAATTA